ATTCTACTTTACAAAACTCAAACATAGGGTTATCTTGAAAACTTTCAGTTATTTCATAATCTTTACTTACTATTCCTAATCCAGCAATATTTAATTTCTATTTATTAATATCAATGTATTTATCTGCACTTCTTGCGGTGTTATTTTTAATAGAATTTACGATATCATCACAATAATGTTAATCTACCATTATTATGGTGTCATCTCCAACATTCTTTAAGTAAATTATTTATTCATATTTACCTTATATGTGACTCTGTGAGAAATAATCTTTAAAAATTAAGTTAGATTCGTAAATTATAAAAGAATTTATTGCTACATTGATTAAAGTATTTTACAAATAAGTGGAGAAGTCTCCAGATTGTATACAACCTAAAATGTGAACAAAACTCCAATTTTCATGTGGGTTGTCATTATCTTTAGGTGATATTCCACTACTAATAAAATGTTTTAAAATCTATGGTGAAAATTTTTCTACTTTAACATATTTGTAAATTTCAGGTGCTGGTATAAATATTACAGATTCTTGAGTTGTAGATTATTATATTAGAAATTGTACTATATCTTAACAAGTAGGTTTATAACTAAATTCTAATGAATCTAATAAATGTTATACTATTTTAGTTATTTTATCTTCATGCATTTTAACAAAATTTCCAAAAACATATTCCTTCAAAGAAGAATCTATTGAAGCTTCCCATGAACTCCAATCACTACTTATAACTACGGGATTGTTTATTTTACTTGCATATTTTTGAAAATCGTTTTTGATATCTTCTGGATTTTATTTAAATGTAAAAGCTTTAATGATTTAATTACAATAATCATAAAAAACTTTAAAAACTATAGCATATAAACCTATCATGTCGCCAGTACCATCTTATACCATTCTAACTGTTGGTTCCTTACCATATATCGTCTTAGCTGTAATAAAACCATCTTTATTTTTAATACTATCTGATGTACCAAACCAAATGTGAGTTTCATGAGATTTAGGAAAAGCTTTGAGTACTTTTACTATTTTATTTTTATGTCCTGCTTTAGGAATTACTCCCTAAACAGTCAATTACTCTATAGTCTTCCTATAATATTTATTCTTTTTAGGCATTTTAAAATTATTATTCTATTAAATGTAATTAAGTAAATCACCGTTTAGATTTTCTAGATGTTTTTTGAAAACTTAGTCAAAAATATCTGTATTATTTAAATCTTAATTATCGAAATGAGAATTAAGGAATTTTATTACGTAATCTTTAAATCTTAACATACAGTTTCTATCAGATTAAGCATTGCACTTTAACATTTTAGTTGTTGCTTTTGCTATGTTAGATATATTAGTTGTATCTGCTGTCATTTCTACTATTTATTTACCATTAAGTTCAGCGTTGATCCTTAAAGATTGTACAAAATCCCTTCTTTCTTCTTAACTAACTAATTTACCTTACTTCATATACTTATATTTGTTAATATTTCAATATTCCGATAATTTTTCTAAGTTATCATAATTAATATCTGTTAAATCCATTTTGTCATTCCTAAAAAATTTTTCTGATATGTTCTATCTTTTCAGTGCATTTGGATCAAAAGGAGTACAAAATAATGTATCATCTGTTGATTTAGTATTTCCATTATACTCATTAGGATTTTACTTTTTCTTAGTTACTTATGTACTCATTTGTTATTTAACTTGTATATTCAATTAATCAGTAATTTTGTTAACATCTTTCTTAGTAAATTCTAAACCATTGATTTCTTAATATTCACGTACTAAAGAATTAATTTAATCTGTAAGTTTAATATCTTTTCCTATCGCGACAAAGCATTATCCACATAAACCTTTCCACGATATCTAAAGTTCACATTTATCGCAATTAAATGTTTAATACTCAACACTACCTTAAACAAGTTTATTCAGTGGAGTATTCTACTGTGATTTCTATTAATTATCATAATCAGTTTTCTACTTACTGATATTTTAAACTTGATTTATCTTTTAACTATTACTACTGTTTTTTGCTTACATTTTATTTTATTTTGTTTTAGAATTAGTTTGTTTTCCTAATTAAGATTTATATATGTTACGAATTTTTTCTTATTATTTAGAACTTTATTAATCACTAGAACTATTCTGTGATTATTTCCTGTTTGGTGATTGTGTTTTGTTTTTTCTTTTAAA